TGATCCGCGTGTATGGCTTGAGCGAGAACGCAGCCAACCAGATACAGGCAGAGTTCACGCAGGTTGACTTGCAAGCAGGGTACCAGTCGAACTTCGGCGTGATCTTCTCAGGCACCGCCAAGCGCATCCGCAAGGGCCGCGAATCCAACGTCGACAGCTTCCTAGAAATCCAAGCCGCAGACGGGGACGGGGCGTACAACTTCGCGGTGGTGAACGCCACCATCAGCGCAGGAGCGACTCAACGCGACCAGATAGAGCAGGCCGCGAAAGTGATGCAGGCCAAGGGCGTCACCCAAGGCTACATCGCGCCAGACAACAGCCAAGCTCTGCCACGAGGCAAAGTGATGTACGGCACCTCGCGTGATTACCTTCGCCAGAGTTCTGAAACCGTTGGCGCGTCTTGGTCCATCCAGGATGGCAAGCTGCAGTTGGTGCCGTTGACCGGCGTGCTGCCGAATCAAGCCGTCGTGTTGAACTCTAAAAGCGGATTGGTGGGGCAACCTGAGCAGACCAACGACGGCGTCAAGTTCCGTTGCCTGCTCAACCCGAACCTGCAGATTGCCGCGATGGTTCAGATTGCGCAGAAAGACGTGCAGCAGGCCGCGTTAGAAGAATCAGACAAGGTTCCAGCGGTCATCGCCGTGGACGGGTTTTATCGCATCATAGCGATGGAGTTCTCTGGCGACACAAGAGGCAACGACTGGTACTGCGAAGGCGTTGGCCTTTCTGTGGACAGCACCGCGCCAACAGACAAGTCCGTGAAGGTGAATTGATGAGCGACCGCAGAGAGCTGTTAGACGACCCCGAAGAATCTCAACGCCTTGCCCAAGAGGGCCAGCAGGCTAAGTTATGGACTGCAATGCCCGGAATCGTTGTCTCCGTAGATCTATCAGCGCAAACCGTAAGCGTGCAGCCTGCCATACGGGGATCAGTGTCGCTGGAGAATGGAACAACGCAAAGCGTCGACCTGCCATTGCTTGTAGACGTCCCTATCGTTTTCCCGAGGGCAGGCGGCTTTGCCATCACCTTTCCGGTCGCGCCGGGGGACGAATGTCTTGTCGTGTTCGGGGCGCGTTGCATCGATGCGTGGTGGCAGTCAGGCGGCGTGCAACAGCCGCTAGAATCTCGCATGCACGACCTCAGTGATGGCTTCGCAATTCTTGGTCCAACGTCGCAGCCAAAGAAGTTGACTAACGTGCAAAACGATGGTGTTGAGTTGCGCACAGAATCACGCGATACTTACATTAAGCTGACTCCCGGCACCATCTTCATGCAGGGTGATATCGTGCACACAGGCAACACTACTCAGACGGGCGACCAAACCACCAGCGGAACGGTGACTGGCACGACTGACGTTGTCGGCGGCGGCATCAGCGTCAAGACGCACACTCACGGCGGCGTAATGTCCGGGCCGAGCAATACAGGAGTCCCGAACCCGTGAGATACCGCAAGCTCGACGAAAGCCGCGACATGACGTTTGGAGCGCAACAGTCCGACTTCTACCGCGACGTGCCAGAAGCGCCAGCACAGGCAGTCCTGACGCGGCTGGGCTTGTTCTCGGGCGAGTGGTTCCTAGATGCGGTTGAAGGAACGCCATACCAAGGCGGCGTGCTGGGTAAGTACACTGCGGAAAGTGCAGAGCCGGTCATACGCGACCGCATACTGAACGCGCAAGGTGTGACAGGCATCTCTGAGTACGACCAGCAGTTCAACGGCGACACTCGGACGCTAAACGTCTCGGCATCAATCACAACCATATACGGCGATGCCGAAGTGATAGGAACCCTCTGATGGCCATTGCAGACTTGGCATACGTTGACGCAACAGGATTTCACTACGCAGACTACCCAACGGTGCTGGCCTATTATCAAGCCGAGTATCGCAACATTTATGGCGCAGACGTTTATCTGGAAGCAGACTCGCAGGACGGTCAATGGATCGCCATACAGGCGCAGGCTTCCTACGACTTGATGTCATTAGCCGCTGCAACCTACAACGCATTCAGCCCTGCCACATCGCAGTCCGACGCGCTGAGTCGCGGCGTTCGCATCAACGGCATCGCTCGCCGCGTGGCGACTTACTCCAATGCCGACTTGACCATCGTCGGCCAAGCGGGAACCGTCATCACCAACGGCCAAGCGCAAGACCTCGTCGGCATCAAGTGGAACCTGCCAGCGAGCGTGACAATTCCGTTGTCTGGCGAGATCGTCGTCAACGCAACAGCGGAGACGTTAGGTGAAATCCAAGCCGGCGCAGGTACGATCAACAAGATATACACCCCGACACGCGGTTGGCAGACGGTCAATAACTTGGCCGCTGCCGTTGCAGGCGAGCCGGTCGAGAACGATGCAGACCTGCGTACGCGCCAGTCGTCATCCACAGCACTGCCTTCGTTGTCCGTGCTGGATGGCACGCTAGGGGCCGTAGCAAACGTAACCGGCGTCACCCGGTACAAAGCCTACGAGAACGATCAGAACACCACTGACAGCGACGGCTTGCCGCCTCACTCCATCGCCATCATTGCGGAAGGCGGCTCGGTCGCAGACATCGCCAACGCCATCGCAGCGAAGAAGACTCCAGGCACCGACACATACGGCACCACCAGCTACATCACTTATGACCAATACGGTGTGCCGAACGACATCAGCTTCTTCCGTCCTACGGACATCGCCATCGGCGTTGAGGTGACAATCACCGCGCTGCAAGGTTATACGACCGGCTACGAGGATTTGATCAAGCAGTCCGTCGCGGATTACATCAACTCGTTGGACATCGGCGCAGAGGTTTATCACAACAGGTTATACACCGCTGCGAACCTTGGCGGCACCGTTGCAGGCTCGACGTTCTTTGTTGATTCTCTTTTGAGCGGCTACGTCCCCGGCGTACTCGGAACCTCCAACCTGACAATCGCATTCGATGAAGCCGCAACCTGCTCCGTCGATGATGTAACTATTGTGGTAACGCCATGAACCTGAAGCCGCGCACCGTTGCTGATTATACGGCGCTCATAACGAGCGAGCATGCGCTGCGTCCTAAGTTCGTCGCCACGGTTGAGCTGGCCTGCGCGTTGCAGGCCCAGTTGCAATCGGTGCTGGCTTCACTGCCCAAAGAGTTCGACGTTTACGAAGCAATCGGCGCACAGCTCGACTCCGTTGGTCTGTGGGTTGGCGCGAGCCGCTACCTCCGCATTCCGTTGACAGGCGTCTACTTCACATGGGACGACATGGTCCAAACGGGTTGGGGCGCGGGTACATGGAAAGGGCCATTCGACCCTGACAGCGGCCTGACCAGATTGCCAGACGATTCATACCGAGTTTTGATACTTGGCAAGATCGCAGCGAACCATTGGGACGGCTCCATTCCAGGAGTGTACTCCGTTTGGGATCAGGTGTTTCCTGCCAGCGACATCGTCATCCAAGACAATCAAGACATGAGTATGGTCGTCGGCATAGCCAACGCCCAACTCTCAACGGTTGACCTTGCGCTTTTGACAGGAGGTTACATACCCCTCAAACCGGAGGGTGTTCGTGTGTCATACTACGCGGTGTCCGATGAGGGGCCGCTGTTTGCATGGGACGCAGATTCTGTCGCGTTGAAAGGCTGGGACTACGGCTATTGGCCAACCCTTATCGAACCAACATAGGAAGCCATCATGGCCACTAATGAAATCCTTGTATTTGCCGGCGACCCCGGCGCTAACGTAGACACCCAAGCAGCCTACGACGCCGATCCGCAGCGCGGTTCCGGCAACGTTCCGGGTGTCGCCCGGTCTGCATTCGTCAACAAAGCGCTGCTGCAGTCAACTTTGATCGCAGCAGCGGTCGGTCAGTTCATGGCCGACTATCAGCCGAACGACATCAACGACCAAGAAGACGTCGCCGTTCTGGCCGGTTACCTTGCCGACGCCGTGGGCGCGCTTGGCTCGATTCCGTCCGTAGTGAGTGGCGGCACCGCCAACGCACTAACCGCCGATTTTTCCCCGGACGTCGCACTCGAAAACGGCACGACCGTTGTTGTGCGCGCTAACGCCGCCAACACCACGACCACGCCCACGATTGCAGTGGACGGCGCAGCGGCCAAGACCATCACTAAGCAGGGCAGCACCGCGCTGGCCGCGGGTGACATTAAAGGCGCCGGCCATTGGCTGATTCTGTCACTCGATACCGCGCTTGATAAATGGGTGCTGGGCAACCCGGCGACCGGCTCGGGCGCAACGGGCGCGGGTGGCGATCTCATCTTCTGGGAAAACGACCAGACCATCACCGCGAATTACACATTAACCGCCAGCAAAAACGCCATGACTGCGGGGCCGGTAACGATTAACACGGGCGTTACGGTAACCGTGCCGACTGGCCAAACTTGGAGTGTGGTATAATGGCACAATCAATTACAGGTGGGGCGCAGAACCTCAACGGGGGTAGTACGTTAGCCTCCGCACCAGCACAGACCGCAACGGGGCTAGAGCTAGCCACAATGCAGGATGTTAAGTCTCAAACCCCAACCGACAACCTATCAATCGGGGTTATTTTCTTTGGGGGTAAGAACCAATGACTACTTCAGTTCGATCAGACGCAACAAAGAGCGTTGTCGTGGTTAATGGTCTTGACGCACTAA